TCATATGTATATTTAGCGCAACTTTTAAAACCAAAAATTAGCGGAAAAAATTTTCCCACTTTCATGGAATTGAAAAGTCAATTTTGACCTAAGTACCAAGATTTCTTGTTCTTTCTCTTGAATCTAAAGGAACTACCTGTATTGGTACTGGTCCTGATGGTTTTGCTGGAACTGTTGGTGGAGGTGATTTTGATCCAGGGATAATAGTTCCTTCGGGACTTATATTATCCATCTTACTGACATCATCTTTTATATTTGAAATATCAAATACTTGAGTATAATGTCTTTGATACTTAAATTGTACGGTAAGTTTAGTAATTTGTGCTGTACCAAACTGTAGTGGTACAGCATCGATAGCAAAAGGATATGCTTTCTCTAGAACGTAAGTAACTGGATTTCTCTGAGTGGTTGACTCAGGACCAACTTCAGTCTTTCTAATCTTAATTGTACAAGCATAATCATTTCTAAACCTCAGTTTAGTTATTCTATTTTCATCCAATGTTAGTTTACCAGCATTTGCTGGCGTAATTTCTTCATTAAAGATAAAATCATGCCATTGGTTGAAAAATTTTAATGCAGATAGGTTTGCATCTAGCATAAAACCCAACTGCAACTCAGTATAGACTCTAGTGTGTGCGTAATCTATCTGACCAAGACCAGTGTAGAGACCAGTTTGCGTACCAGTTGCAGTGTTAATGTTAGGCAGTTGTGCCTCATCACACATAAATTCAATTATTTGTTTATCAATTACAACAGGGCATCCCTCAAACTGCACGACAAAGTTATTACTGAGTGACATTCCACCCAGTTTTGCCATTTTTGCTGCGAAGGTGTTTATTGACACGCTAAATATCTATGTTGGTCCAACTATATTTATGGCTTACTCTGGGATTTACAAACCTGTTAATCCTGGCAAGTATCGTGGCAATCCAACCAATATTATCTATAGATCACTCTGGGAACGAAAGTTCATGGTGTTCTGTGATAATAACCCCTCGATAATAGAGTGGGGGAGCGAGGAAATCATTATTCCATACCGTGCTCCCGATGGTAGAGTGAGGCGATACTTCCCAGACTTTTACATTAAAGTAAAAGAAAAGAATGGTAGGTTAACCAAATATATTATCGAAATCAAACCCAAGAAACAAACAAAACCCCCGAATGAGAAAAACAAAAAAACTGCTGCCTATCGTAATGCTGCTCTGACTTACGCAAAGAACCAAACTAAGTGGTGTGCTGCGCGAGAGTATTGTGAAGACAGGCAGATGAACTTCTTAATACTTACCGAAGATCACTTAGGAGTCTAGAACAATGGCAACAGGATTTTCCTCCATTCAGCGTAACGATGTTAACGCTAATCCAGGTTACACAACACTTTTCGAGAGAATATCTACTAAAACAGGTGGTGAAAAGAAATCACTATCTTGGTATAGAAATGCTGTAAAAGCAGAGGCAAGTAGATACAAAAAGAACTTCAACAAATATATCTTAGACGAAAAAAAAGATAGAGTTGGTGTTGCTACAGAGCAAGATGAAAATGAACTGCGTAGATATACAGTAGCAGGTCATTTGTATATGTTCGAGTACAAGGCAAAGATGAAGTGGTTGCCTTACTATGACAGATTCCCTCTAGTCTATGTCATTAAAGCAGCAGGTAGAGATGAGTTCTGGGGTGCTAACTTACACTACCTATCACCCAAGAAAAGAATTATTGCTACCAAAAAATTGATGCAAGGTAGAATTGACATACCTAAGAAGTGCTTTCATAAATATCTAAGAGCACATGTAGACGGTTTATTTTTAGATCTTGCTGCTAAAGAGTGGGATACTGCTATCTTACTCCCAACTGAAGATTATGTTAAAGATCTAAATGGCATGGTCTTTCCTGTTGACAAGAAACTTGTATGGGAAGACACTGATGAGAGTTTCTACGATAAAATCAGAGCACATAGAGTGATCAAAGGTTACGGTACAAAACAATCTAGGGAGATGGCAAAATAATGTCTTTAGATCAAAGAGCTCCCAATTATCAAGGAACTTTTCCTGGGCAAACAGTCAAAGTAGAAGCAGGGTTTACTATAAACCAAAATTCTGGTGAATCAGCGGTTCCAGAAACTTACTTCCAATGGGATGCAATATCCAAAAAGTGGAATCGAATTAATCGTACCGAGTATATTCGAGAACAAGAAATTGTCAGAGTGGGTGCTAGTGTTGGTGATCAAGGTGGTCCAAAACCATATTCCAAGTCTTTAAGATATCCCGATAAAGATATTAAAATTGATGGTGGTAGTCACTATGCAATGTTTCAGTTTTTTAATTATGCGCCACCATTTAGCAAAAGAAATCCTAATGAGGCAGCTAGACAACTAGCTCCAGAGTCTATTGGTGCTCAAGGTCCAACAGTGCCTGGTGTCGATCCAACACAAGCAAAAGGATATGACTACAATCAATCAGGTCAATATAATCTAGCAGGTGAAGATTATAAAACTATTTTAATGTACATGCCTGAAGATATTTCTACAGGTTTCAAAGCAAACTGGGGTGGTAAAGCATTCAGTAACATTGGTGCTGCAGCATTAAGAGCAGCAGGTGCAAAAGGATTCCAGAAAATTACTAATACTACTGATGCTATTAGTGAAGCTAGTCAGAGACTTTATGCATTAGGAGGTGCTGCAGCGTTAAGAAAAACTATTCAATCTATTACAGGTGATTCTATTTCAAACAATGATGTTTTTGGTGGTATCTCTGGAGCAATTCTCAACCCAAATACAGAATTGTTATTTGATAGTGTTGACATGAGGAACTTTACTCTGAACTTTAAAATGGTTCCTAGATCTGCACCTGAAGCAGATATTATCAATGAAATCTGTAAGATTTTTAAAGCATCTATGTTGCCAACAAAAAATCCAGGTAAAGTATTTAATGCTTTAAACCAAGGTATTGCTGCTGGGTTTATTGGTGTTCCAAAACTCTGCAGAGTACACTTCATGGTAGGCGGAGAAGAAAACAAATATCTACCAAGATATAAATTCTGCGCTATCACTGAGGTTAATGTAAGCATGACTCCTGATGGTGTGTATGCTACATACAATAATGATGCACCAGTGGCAACATCTCTGTCAGTTAGTTTCCAAGAAACAAAACTTGTATATGCTGATGAAATTTTAAATAACACAATCAGATAAGATATGTACTTCTCACTAGTTCCAAACATTGCATACGATGAGAAACCTATTAAGTTTCCGTTCTCGGAATCTGATTATGTCATTGCAAAAAATTTCTTTCGTAGGTACAAAGTCAACGACGACATCTTCTCTAACGTAGTATACTTTAAGAAGTATGCTATCACAGATGGAGAGCGTCCTGATACTGTAGCAGATAAAGCATACGGTGATCCATTTTATGACTGGGTTGTATTGATGACCAATAATCTAGTCAACGCTCAGTTTGACTGGCCTAAAACAAACTACCAGTTGTATAAAGAACTAGAAGCAAAGTTTGATAATCCTTATGGTACTATCCATCACTATGAAACCTATGAAATTGGACAGTATCCTGCGGGTCTGGTTGTTGACGAAGCATTCTACAATGGTCAACAGAAACTGAACATTAATGGTTCAGTACAACTAAAAAATGGTAACGAGATTTGCCGTCCCGTCACCATTGCTGAGTGGTATACTAGTGAGAATGAAAAGAAAAGAGAGATCTTCTTACTCAAACCACAATACCTAGAGTCATTTGTTGATGACTTTAAGAGACAAAATCTATACAAAAAAGACGCCAACTATATTAGTCAGCGTCTAAAGAAAACTGGTTGACTTTTTAGAGCAAAAAAATGCCAGAAAAATTTTTCCAGTTTTATAGAATTCAGAAACCCAATTGGTAACAGGTAGACCGTGCTAGTTCTGGTTTCTTTTTAAGTGTTCTAAACACATGACCATGCACGTCTGTCTCTAAAGTAAGGTGTGCTTTAGTATGAACAAACTGAATCACCAGCAGCATCCCAACAAACGTAAGGTTTATATAAGTAACTGGATGATTCAGACCTTTCCAGAGAAACTTAATCACTCTTCAGCAAGACGTGCGAAGTAAGACAGTGCGTCGTCATCTTCAACGATTGCTTCTTCCTTGACAGGAGAGGGAGCATTCATCTGCTGACGGAAAGAAGATCCACCAGTGATGTCAGGGTCATTGAACCCACCAGTAGCAGCGACTGGTTCGTACTCTTCGCTGTCTACTGTGGGAACAGCAGTGCGTTGAGTGATACCAAGCACCATATTCAGGCGACGCTCAAGATCCCCATAGGACTTGAACTGGTCCTTGTTAGTGAATGCCTCAAGCGAGTGCTCAGACTTCCAGATGCCTTCCAGTTCAGTGTCATCTGCACTGAGAGCAGAGACAGAATCAAACTCAGAAGAATCATAGTTCCAGTAACCTGCAACCTTCTTGATCTTCAGTTTGAAGTTAGCACCTTCCCAAAGATCAAAGACGTTCACAGGGGTCTCGTCTTGGAACTCAGGTTGCATAGCAGCGAGGATCTTGTCATGGATCTTCTTGCCATACTTGTAGAGGAATACCTTACCCTCGTTCTCAGGGTGCTTAGGATCCTTCACGACAAGGATGTTGCTGTAATACTGGAGCTTACGCTTCTGCTTACGTGCAGTCTCTTTGTCTTCATCAGCACCGCTGTTCCAGAGACGGCGGTTGACTTCACCAACGGGATCCTTTTCGTTCAGTGTAGTCAGGGAGTTCTCGATGTACCAACCACCAATACCTTGGAAGGCGTGGGAGTACAGTTTTGCCCAGGGGATAGTCTCACCTTCAGGGGCGGGGAGGAAACGGATAACTGCGTACCCGTTACCAGAAGCGTCAACCTCTGGTTTCCAGAAACGATCATCAACATTCTTATTGCTGGATGACTTTTCAAGTTCCTTCTGGAGGAAGTCAAAGTTGTTCTGGGATTTGCGCTTCAGATCTGCGAAAGACATTAGATTACCTCGGATTGTTTTGGATTTGGTTTGTGTGATGCCCTATCACTTAGACATAATAACAGGCACAGAGTCGGGCGTCAACCCTCTGTGCCACCTTGGAGTTTGTCCTTCATGACTTGGACTTTCTCCAGCAGTTCATCAAACATTTGTTCAATGGTGGTGCCTGGTGTAGCACCAAGCATAACAATACCCTGCTTCATGGTCTCAAGGACAGACTTTGCCTCAGGATCGTCACTTAACTTAATACGAAAGTAAAAAGTTTTTTGTTTATCAATTAGTTCTGATAGTTTCTCAAAGTATTCTAGTTTTTTCTCATCATTAAGAAGAACAAAATTCATTGAAGATCTAAAACAGAACTGCTGTAGTTCCATCATATCTTGGATGTCACCACGCACTAATTCAGATTGAAAGAAGCTCATACTAGCATCAACTTGGCACGACTGGTTTTCTTCATAAAGTTTAACTGCTGTGCCTCATGGCGCAACTTTTCTTTCAGCGGTTTGCTGATCAATTTGTTAACACTATCTAGTTCAATTTCGTTTAACTCACAGTAGTGGATAACCGAATCAATATAATTCATATCTGGATTGTGTAAAGCAATCTTTTCCACTTCCTGCGAGAATCTCGCAGCGGTCATAAATTTATCCTCTAATAATTGTTTTTTCTCCATACCGTTCTTGATACTCCGCGATGTAACTCATTAGTTTAATAAAGAATTCTTTCTTAGGTGGAAGCACCTTAACTTGAGTCTCCCCGTTTTCACAAGCAACGATAGTTACGAGTTGCTTAACGCTCAACTCGTAATTTTCTTGAAGCATACATGCGTATGCAGTTTCTTGAACGAAGTAGTCGTAAAGATATTTCTCACGCTTGGGTTCAACGGCAGTCTTAAAATCAATGATAGACAACACACCATCAAACTCAGCAATACAATCTACGCGCCCTGCAATCTCCAAATGTTTAGAGTAGAGCGCCGCTTCCTGTAAGTAAATATTATTTATACGGTCCAGAACAGGACGACTATGCTGGAACATCAAAACAGGAAGTGGAAACTTACTATACTTCTTCAGGTCAAGATTGTTATTGAAGTAATCTTCAACAATAGAGTGATACTTTGTACCACGTCCAGTAGATCTCTTAGAGATGTTGTTTGCTTTCTCCTCACCAACACGGGCACGCCACCTAGCAATGCCCGCCATCTTTTCTTTGTTGTTACCAATCACTGTGGTGACAGACGGAAACTTAAAACCTTCTGGTGTTAGGTAAACACGTTTGCCATCCACCATCTCGGCAACCATTTCAATAGGATCTAGTCCCACATGATTAAACAACCTCATAGACCCAGATTAATTTTATTGATAATGTAAGACTTAACAAGACCAGAGCGGACGATATCATCGATACCAAACTCAACGCAACTAAACTCTTCCATCTTCTCAAGGATACGTTGGAAGTCTAAGATGCCTGTACGCTCACTGATCTTTTGCAAGTCAGTCTGTGCAGCATCACCACAAAATACGATCTTACTATCCTGACCAACACGAGTAATGATTGAATCAAGTTC